CTTAGAGGGTTGGCTGTCGAAGCCGAGGTCCCTATCGTATCTGCCACCCAGACCACTCGTTCTGGTTATGGTAGCTCTGACGTTGACCTTACTGACACTTCAGAGTCCTTTGGTCTCCCTGCTACTGCTGATCTTATGTTTGCCCTTATTAGCACTGAGGAACTTGAACAACTTGGTCAGATAATGGTGAAACAATTGAAGAATAGATACAATGATCCAACTATCTTCAAAAGGTTTGTTGTTGGTATTGATCGTGCGAAAATGCGTATCTATGATTGTGAGCAAACCGCTCAAGACAACATACTTGACTCTGGGCGAGAAGAAGAGTATAATTATGAGGAAGACAAACCAAAGAAATCATTTGAAGGATTCAAGTTCTAATGTATTCTGTATTCAACCCACGCGGTGAAAAAATTGCTGACTGTGGTATCCTTCGTGATGCTGTAAATCTCGTTAACATGAGAAATAATAGATGGGATGGGCATTACTATCAATTTAAACCAACCTATCAAACAATTGATCTAGAATCACTTCCACAAAATCAACTACCAACAAATGATATTATCGTCAATATGGACGGTGGTGTTGGTGGATCGTGGAGAGAAGTACAATTACCAAACACACAACAAGAACCACTAGACTTATGAGTAATGTTGATACCAAAAAATATGTTGAGTTCGTCAACGAAGTCACCTCGCAAGAGAGTAAAGAAGAAAGTGTATTCTTTGAGCGTCTTGAGTACCTCAAAAACAAAAACTTTCCTACCCAGCGATTGCTTACTGCTGCTGTAGGTATGTCTGCTGAGGCGGGTGAATTTACTGAAGTTGTAAAGAAAATCGTTTTTCAGGGTAAAGAACCCACTGAAGAAAACCTTTTTCACCTAAAACGTGAACTTGGTGATATCATGTGGTATGTTTCTCAAGCATGTATGGGTCTCGATACTTCGTTGGATGAGATCATGGAAATGAACGTGGACAAACTCAAGGCACGTTATCCTGGTGGTGAGTTCGATGTTCACTATTCCGAAAATCGTAAGGAAGGTGATCTGTGAATGACTTTAAAATCCCTTTTGCTATCGTATCTTTCCTGTTGGTTCAGGGTGCGGGTGCTGTCTGGTGGTCCTCACAAATAGATGGACGAGTTAGAACTCTAGAGCAACAGAGTCTAAATATCGCCAAAGAAAATCGTAGGTACATTGAACAAGTAGTTCAACCATCTTACGGAATTGGTAAGAATTGGAAGAATCAATACCACGATGAGTGGGTTCTGAAAGGAGGTTGGAAATGAAAGATTTAAAAAACATCACATTAAAAATGGATGTTAGTGGTGCTATTAGACTAAAAAAATATCTAGACGAAACTCATAAAAACTATCCTCTAGATAGTAAACTTCCACATGTTGTTGATGCTAGAAAACTAATCATCACCTTAAATAATATTATTGAAACCTATCAAATAGACACATGAAAGACAAATCTATAACAGTTGAAGATTATGAAAAGTATGGAGATGAATTCTTCAACAAATACTTTTACGTTGCAAAACAATTGGGTGAAGGTGCTAAAGCAGAAGATATCCTGAAAATTATGGAATCTCTTGCTGGTGTTGTTATGAAAAAACGAATGGAAGAGGATGGTAAAATTGGACCTTTTGGTTTCATTCGTGATCAAATTGAAACTAATGAAGATGGAGCACCTGTGATTGCTTCTCCTGAAGATGCACCAGCAGGGACAGTTGCAATCAAAACTAACAGTCAATGGGCAGCATATGAATTCTGATACTGATTCGAAAAAGACCACTCTATCTACCTCTTTTGGTGGAACAGTAGAAAAAGATATTCCTGAAGATGTTGAGTGGATTGATGATGCATTTTATATTAAGAAGACTCGTTTTGGTCTTTTTACTAGCATCTTGAAAAAACCATTGGGTCAACATTTTCTTACTGGTGCTACTAAGGATGGTGTAATTATCATGTCTCGCTGGCATTTGATGTGTCTTCAAGAAGGAACTCTTGATGACTACACTAAAGTTATTAACAGTGGCGTTGTTGGAGGTAAACTCTGACGCCTTTTTGGGGAATTAGCTCAGATGGTAGAGCAACTGCTTTGCACGCAGTAGGTCAGCGGTTCGAATCCGCTATTCTCCACTTTGCTCATGTGGCGGAATTGGTAGACGCGCTGGTTTTAGGTACCAGTAGATTTATCTGTGGAGGTTCAAGTCCTCTCATGAGCACTAAATAAAAATAAAAAGATGGCTGCAGATAAAGGTAAACAGTTTGAATATGCTGTTATGTTAGCTGCTTATGCTAGAATAAATGAAGAGTTGACTGGGGACGTAAAGTCAACCTTTGATACTATAATGAAAAATACTAATAATGGATCGACTATATCTGACGATGTAATGAAAGCGGCAGTAAAAACGATAGATAGACTTGAACCTAGTGCTAATAAAATAAATTTTTATAAGTCTTTTAGACAACTTGGTGGAGGTGCTGGTGGTGGAGGAGAACCAAAAACAGATATTCTTTATAAAGTAGGATCTAAAAAATATAGAGTCTCTATGAAATGGGGTGATAAGTATCAATTGTCTAGTGCTGGTATCTCTAAAACTGTAAAAGTTTTAACAGATGTTTTAAAAGGTGCTGCTAAAGAAGGAAATATGAATACTAATAATCTTGGAGAAATTGCACTTATACTTGAACAGATTGATAATCAACTTGGTTCTTTACCAAAAAAGGGTGAACAAGCGTTTATGAAATCTAAACTTGCAAAAGCAAATCATCTAAATTTGCAGTTGCAAGAAATACTTGGATCTAGAAAAAATCCAAAAGCAGCAGAAGCTTTTTCTTATTTTAAAGATGCTGTTGTGAAAGAATCTTTAACTGGACAATATTTGTTCGGGAAAAACGCTGACGCTACTGCTGAATATGTTTTAAATGAGAAAGAACTTAAAAAAATTGATAATAGACTAATAAGAGAAATATCGGATAAGACATATGTTAGATTGAGATTAAAGGGAAGAGGTAAAACAAAAGAAGGTGTTAGGTTGAATGAACTTGTTGTTACAATAGAACCAAAATGAACCCACAAATTATCGAATTATTAAAAACTTTTGAATCCGATTCAAAAACAAAAACTGGAAGGTACAATGATTTCTTAGCACATGTTTATTCTACTTTTGATAAACATATTGCACTTTCTAAGTCGGATAGGAATATGAATAAATATAAGAAAATGAGGAATAGTGTCCTCAGTTACATTGTTGCAAACGAAAAATCTATAATTTTAAAACTGAGTAAGTAATGAAGAATTTCTTCCAATTTTTAAATGAATCTACTGCTGTTCAGCAAGCAACCAGAATGGGGTTGGTTGGTGATGGTCATGGTGGTTGGTATGATAAGAAAGGAGAATTTGTTGCTAAAACTGAGAAGGGTCAACTAAAGTTTTATAATAAGCGTCAGAGAGTTGGACAGCAAGATCCACCACAAACTGATAAGGAAAAGAATTTATCTGCGACATCTTCAGAACCTGCACCACAGCAGCAAGAACCAGTAGCAGAAAAACCACCAATGGTTCCCCCCGAAGTTGAGAAAACAAAGGGGACTCTGACTGTTGCTTTTGGTCGATTTAATCCACCAACCACTGGTCATGAAAAACTTTTGGATACTGTAGCATCATCTTCAGATGAGGGTGACTATATTATTGTTCCATCACGTAGTCAAGATAAGAAAAAGAATCCTCTTGATCCAGATACTAAAGTTTCAATTATGAGGCAGATGTATCCAAAGCATAGTGAAAGAATTGTAAATGATCCTGCAAATCGCACTATCTTCGACGTGCTAAAGAAAGCACATATGGATGGATACGCTGGTGTAAGAATTGTTGGTGGTGGAGATAGAGTTAAAGAGTTTGAAAATTTATCTGGTAACTATAACGGAAAACTATATCAGTTTGATAACTTAGAGGTTATGTCTGCTGGTGATCGTGACCCAGATGCAGAAGGAACTGAAGGAATGTCTGCATCTAAGCAAAGGAAGGCAGCAGCAGAAGGAGACTTTGCGTCATTCCGCCAGGGTGTACCAAAGTCAATGGATGATAAAGCAGCAAAAGAACTGTATAAAACTCTTCGTGCTGCGATGCAAATCAAAGAAGGTTGGAGTCTATGGCAGATTGCTCCTAAGTTTGATTGGATGAATCTTCGAGAAAACTTTATCAATAAAAAAGTTTATAAAGTTGGTGATATTGTAGAGAATGATAATACTGGACTGATTGGTAAGATTATTCGTAGAGGAACGAGTTATCTTATTTGCGTCACGGAAGATAACATTATGTTCAAATCATGGATCAAAGATGTATCTGAAGCAGTAACTAATAGTAATGCACCATCTGGCGTACCATCAAATCAAAGATTGGTTGGAACTGATGCTTTCAGAAAGTATGTTGAGACTATGGTTCCTGGGAGCAAGTGGGGAATGCAATTTATAAATAAGTATAGAAAAAAGAAGTAATTACATTTCTACCGATGAGTGAAACACCACAACGCGGCAGCCACGCCCAAGGTGCCGATAAACTGCAAAAGCAGGCTTCACAGCTTGCTTATGATGTAAAATATAAGGTAAGACAGTCTCTTGGTAAGGACACTAAAATGAGTCCTGCTCAAGTAGCAAAGGCATATGCTGCTCAACTCGCTAAATCACCTGCACCTCCAGCGGTGAAAGCACTTGCTAAGAGGAAGTTGCTCGGAGAAGAGTATACTTCTGATATTAGAAATTTAGCAGAAAAGTCTGCTATTGATGCGATGTTTAAAGTTTTTGTTGAGGGCATTGAAGAAAAGGTAGAAGAAGTAGTTGAAGAAGAAGCTTCTGGAGAGAGAACCTATAAGATTAAAGTCACTGATAAAAAGACTGGAAATACTTATGTAAGAAAAGCAACTCGTAGTAAGATTGCAGAACTTCGCGCTAATCCAAACATTTCATCAGTAGAAATGACTGGGTATGGTGATGAAATTAAATCAAATAAATCCAAAGGAAAAGGATTAGATCCAGTTGGAAAGGAAGATAGTGATGTTGATAATGATGGTGATGTAGATAAGTCAGATAAGTATCTGATGAAGCGTCGCAAAGCAATTGGTAAAGCAATTTCAACACGTAAAGAAGAAGTAGAAGTTCCATCTGGCGATCTTAAAAAACTGGTAAAGAAAGCAGTCAAGAGAGTTGATTCTGATGTTGATGGTGATGTAGATCATAATGATCCCAAGGCAGGTAAATTTGGAGAGTTTGTCCCTTCTGCTGATGGGAAGAAAAGAATTACTACTTCAATGGGAGAAGAGTTTCTTGGTGAAGTAAAAGAAAAGGAAGATAAAAAAGGAAAACTTGATGTAATGAAGAAAGGAAAGAATCCTGTAACCGTCTTTCCAGATATCAAAGAAGATTGTGGAACTTGCTCTAATTGTGGTGGTAAAGGATGTGCCATGTGTGCAAAAGAAGGTAAGGAAGAGGATTCGAGAGAAGTACCAACTAAAATGACTCTTCTTAAGAATAAGATGAGAGCAAAAGGTATTAAAGTTGCAAGTCTTACTCCTGCACCTAGAAATATGAAAACTTATGATGATTTAGGTGAAGGGGCTGCAATGCAAATGTCTCCTCAAGAAATTGCTCTTCAGAAAAAGAAAGCAATGGTTGATCAACAAATTGCACTCAAAAGAAAGCAGGCTTTAACACAAGTTCAGAAAGAAGAACTTGTTAGTGAGGAAGATGCGGATCGTTTAAGAGATCGTCGCATGGAGCGTGGTGGTGTTGACGGTAATGTCCGTTACGATAAGGCACCTAAGTTTGCAGCTGGTCCTACTGGTGGTAAGAAAAAGTATGATGGTATGTCTGCAGTTGAAAAAGTGAAGGCAGATATCCGCGCCAAGTATGGTAAAGGTGCTGTTATGGACACTAAGAAAAAGGATAAATGATATGCCTGCAGTCTCAAAAGCCCAACAAAGATTCTTCGGAATGGTTAGAGCGGCTCAAAAGGGGGAAATGGAAGACCCCTCGCCTGAGGTTTCCAAAGCTGCAGCCTCCATGTCCAAGTCCGACGTGAAGAAATTTGCTAAGACTAAGCACGATAAACTTCCTGAGAAAAAAGAGACTAAAGAATCCTTCGCAATTGATCCTAAGGAGCATAGAAAAAATCAACGTCTTGCTAAGATAAGAAATCTTGCAAAGAAAGGTGCTACAGAAGGTGAAAGATCTGCTGCAGAAAGAAAAACTAAAGGTCCAAAAATGTTTGGTGAAGCATATTATGGTGGTGAAGAGCAGAGGAAAAAGGATGAAAGGAAAGCAGCATATGAAAAACAGTTAAAGAGAATGCTTCCTAAACGTGCATTTGATCAAATGGGAAGGGAAATTGATCCTCGTTCTGGTAAGTTGAAGGAAAGTGTTGGTTTAGGAATTGCTAGAGCAATTGATAAAACTAAACCACCTCTTGGAAGACCAAGTTTAAGGAGAAAGGTTAGTGATTCTCTTAAATTAAGAGAAGTTGATAAAGCATCTAAAAAGAAAAGAACATTTAAACATGCAGATTCTCCTGGTAAAAAATCATTCAAAGATTTTTCTAAAGATGTAGAAAAAGCAAAAAATAAAAACTAATTCGCTATATATTGATAGACCACTTGGTACAAAATCATGCTCGCATTTCTCCTCCCTTTAGCATCTAAAATTATTACTGATGCTGTAAATAAAATTCCAGAAAATGAAGAACTTGGTGAAAAACTAATTGAAGTTTGTTTAGTTATTCTTGGTAAGGCAGTTAAACTGACCAAGACTGATATGGATGATAAACTTTTAGAGACTGTTGCAGCAGCAATCAGAAACCGCGAAGAGGGTTAAAATAAAGAGGAGATCTTATTTAAAGGTCTCCATTTTTTATAAATATCAATATAAAGAAATTATAGGTAAGGACACATGGCTCTTTGGGGCAATACAGACTTAGTTGCTAATACAAGCACAATCACAATTGATCTTTCCACTGGCGTTGTTACTGGAGCTGCAACTACCTTCAGTGATGCTGGAGTAGAAGCTGGTAATGTAATCAGCATCGGTGTCGGTGCAACGATGGGAGAAGCAGTTATTTCTTCTGTAACCAGCAATACCGTTGCTGCAGTTGCTACTACTCAATATATTACTAGTGGTGGTTTGACTAATATTCCTACAGGAACAACTTACACTATCTCTGAGAAACCAGTATATACTCTCGAAGACAGCAACTATGCTGCTACTGAGATTTATGGTGTAGATACTACTGAGCAATCTGTTGCTAACGATGCATCTGGTGATGCACGTAAGTATGCACCTCAGCACGCTGGTTGGGTTGGTATTCAGACATATATGGATATGCACGGAAACTTGAGAGTTAAATCTGAAACTCTAGTTGCTGGAAGTATGATCACCCTTGATGCTGCAGATAGCGATCAATTCCCTAATGCATGATAATATATGAGATTTGATGAATTGAATGAGAGTAATTATTTACTCTTTGCTATAAAATTCTACGACAATCCCCAGGCAGTAACCAGGGAAGACTTTGAGGATGATTTGAAGCGTATCAAATATATTAAAAGATTGTTGAAGAGATATAAAAACACGGGTGAGTTAAAAGCACATTTGATTTTAAATCACCTGACGGTTCTTTTTAATGTTTTTGGGGATGCTGCTATACCTTTGTTGTTTTATAATTTAGAGCAAAATCTTTGGTCTACAATTAAAAGTTTTTTGATATTTCTGAATAGAATACCAGAGTATCCCAAAACAATAATTGATGATATTGAAGAAGATAAAAATTGTTCAATGCAACTACAGTCAATCTGATGGACATTAATAAAATCATATCTATCGTTAGAAACTTGAAAGAAGAAGGTGGTCCAACAATGAGTGTTGGAACTGGTGCTATTGCAGGCACTGCTGAAGCTGGTGATGATCCACCTGTTAAAAAGAAGAAAAGATATATTTACGGTCAAGGATATCGTAAACTCTGGCAGCAAAAGTAATGGCGTTTGGTCTTGGTAAGTTGGCGGTACTTGAATCTAAACTCGATATTTATGAAGATCTATCAAAAGAGATGCTCGATAAACTTGAGCGAGCAGTAGGAACTATATCTGAGAATAGCAATAAGATTGCTGTTATTTTGGAGCGTCATGAAAATCGATTGGATGAAGGAGATAAATCTAATCAACTAATTATTAAAATGATTGAAGAGATGAAGTCTCAACATGAAAGAGATACTGAAACTCTTCATGAAAGAATCTCTCAGGTTCAAAAGAAAGTTGATGTTAATGCTAAGTTTGTAATTGGTGCTGGTGCTGTTCTAGCAACACTAATAGCAGTGTTACAAGTCATTCCACCAATCATAGAAGTCTTGACCCCCACCACCCAAACTGCTACAATGGCGTTAACGAAGTAATATACTTTCTTCATAATGGACTTGATTGATTCCAAGTATATTGGATTAGTTTCTTCTCGATTACAAAAATTTAAAAGAGTCAAAGCGGATCTCTACAACTTTCGCTGTCCAATTTGTGGTGACTCTCAGAGGAATAAGAATAAAGCACGGGGATACATTTATCCAGTGAAGAACAATACAAACTTCAAGTGCCATAATTGTGGTGCTAGTTTATCGTTGAATAATTTTTTGAAGAAATTGGATCCTTCGTTACATAAACAATATACTCTTGAAAAATTTAAAGAAGGACATACTGGTAAGAATTTTGTAGTAGATGAACCTAAGTTTGTTTTTGAGAAACCTAAGTTTACAAGGAAGTTGGATCTTCCTAAAGCATCCGAGAATCCTTATGCGAAAGAATACTTAGAAGAAAGAAAACTTAATCCAGAAAAGTTTTACTTTGCTGATAAATTTAAAGAGTGGACGAATACCAAAAAACAAACGTTTGACTCCACATATAGGGATGAACCGCGTATTATTATACCAATGTACGACAGAGACAAGAATCTCATTGGTTTTCAAGGAAGAAGTCTAACTCATAACTCTGTTAAATATATCACTGTGATGTTGAACGATGATTCTCCGAAATTATACGGACTTGAAACCGTCGATGAAGAAAAACCAATTTACATTGTTGAAGGACCCTTCGACTCCACGTTCGTGGAAAACGCTGTTGCTATGTGTGGGTCCGATGTTGATATTCGGT